TGCTACTAGTGTAGAGTCTAATGGAGGCGTAAAAAACTGTGTGCTAACTCCGCTTGCCGCATTAAATGTTAGTGAAGTAGGCGGCATTTTAAAAAGCTCTAATTTGTGTTCTATATTTTTTATTCTGTTAGCATATTCGCTGTCATTCGGAGTTGTACGTAATTGTTGATTTAGCTCTTCAAAATACGAATTAAATATTTCAAGCTGAACCTGCTGCCCAATTTTATTGAACTCTTCTGGCGTTAAGTAGCCGCGCTGCTCTTTGTTCATTATCAACAAAACAGTTCTGTATACTGTATCTACGTTTATAGCCATATTTTTATTTTAATAAAGAGCGGCAACATAACGCTACCGCTCTATATTAATATCACACGTTATGCAAACTTTTTTTCTATTGATTTGTAAACTTCTACACCTTCATCTGTTTGCAAGAAGGCAGCAAAAGCTGAATATGGGTTTTCGTCAAATGGTACTGTCATAAGCTTTTTACCGTTTGACGCCCAAGATATTGTTCTTTGATCTTGTGAAAGACTAATAATGTTTGCTTCTTTTGCTTTAATTGCAAAGTTGCGAAGCTGTACATTTTCATCATTTGCTAAGTCTAAAAACAAAGCTGGATTTCTTTTAGCAAATAAAAGTAAATCTCTTTTAATTTCTTTTGAACTCATACCTGAAACGCTGCTACCGAGTTCAACGCGAACAATAGCTTCTGCCATGTCAATCTCCATACTGGTTGCAATATTAAGCGCTTCAAGTTCTAGCTCAATTGTTTGAAGTTCATCTTGTGCTTCAACTATTGAATCATGTTCCCTATATCTTTTATTAAGAAAAGGATGATAAATAGATAAAAGCTTTTGTAAAGATTGAAATTCTTTAGGCACATGCAAGTGGCCATCTTTAAACATAATATGCCCAAGCGTTGCTTCACCCTTTTGCTCATCTACAAATACACTGTTCATATTCGTAGCATATCTAATTTCTCGCTGCTCTTTTTTCTCTGGATCAAACCATAATAACGGTCTTTTAGTACTGTGGCGAGATGGTATTGTATAGGTTAATGGTTGTTTTCCAACCAAATAATAATGACGGTCTTTAATTTCCCAATTACTGACCTCTGAGGATTTATTTTTTCCCATGATATGATAAAATTAAATAATTAAAAAAAATATAAACCTGGGGCTGAATTAACAACCCCAGATTTAAGTAACTATATTAGGCTTTTAGCAATACAAAGTTGTTAGCTCCTTGAACACACAACGCTCTTTCTGATAAGAAGTGAATGTTCATTTCGTCAACATCGCTTGTAAACGCTCCTCCTACTGAACCTGTAATCCAAGTTTTAAGTCTTCGATCGTCAGCTTCAGAAGCACGATAACGTACGTGAAGGAATGGACGACGAATATTAGTACCAAGGATTTGGTCGTATACAGTTGAAGTACCAGCTGGAATAAGAACTCCGTCAATAGCATCTACTTCTCCAGAGCTGAAGTTTGAATCAGCACCGCGAGTTGAGGCATCGTTTAAGTATTTCCAGTCAGTCTTATAGAAGTCATAAGAACCTCTGCGGAAGCCAGTGAACCCAAGATTCAAAGCCATTTCTTCAGAGTTTTCAAATAGTCCATAAGCTGTACCTCCATTCGCACCAGCAGAAAGACCTGCAAGCATATCATCAAAAGCTAGATTAGTAGCACGATCCAAGAAAAGCATATTTTCTTCAATAGCACCTTGTCCGTCTAGGTTTTTAAGAATGTTGTCAAAGTCAGTCAACGAAGCTGAAAAAGCGCTGAACACATTTCCACGAGTTTCAATAGCGTAGAAAAGACCGTCAGTACCTTTAGCAGATTGCGAAGCGGCAGAGATACCTCCAGTAGCTTGGCTAGCCGGCTCAGACTCAACCATTGTCATTTCAAGATAATCTTGAAAACGTAGGCGAGTTTCAGACTCAGCTTTCAAATACCATAGGTAACCAGAAGTTCCGTCTTCTGTAGCAACCTCTACCCAACCAATCTGAGCAGTGTCAGATCCATTAATTCCATATTTATCTTTAATGATAATAGGGGAGTTAGAAAATTGAGTAAAAGAAGGCTCAACAGAACCAGACATTCCAGCAGTTCCTTTTGCAAATTCAGAACCATATACAAATACCTTAAGTGCTGTTCCAGAAACTAGTCCAGCAGCCCAAGTGGCTGAATCAAAAGGGTAAGCTTCTACAGTAGATGCAGTTACCGCTTTAACGATAGCTTTTTGCTCAGTTGAAGTAGCAGGATCAAGAACTACAATTAGAGAGTTAACTCGAATAGCGTGCTCCTTACCCCCAGCGATAGATCCATCGGAATCTTCAATAGTAATAGTAGCGTCATTGTTAGCCGCAATTGTACACGCATCATAAGAAACATGCAAGCGGTTTTGCTCACTCCATACAACTTGGTCAGAAGTCATAGGCATCTCAGCGCCTACCATTTGAAGGAAGCCAGAAAGCGTACGGTTTCCGTATCGCTCTACTTCAGCTTCATAAATCTCAGGTAGATACTGCTGAGAGAAGTCATTGCCAGCGCCGCTAGTAAAGTCAATATAACTACCAGTGCTTAGCTGTTTTTGTGCAGTTGGGTTAATATCCCCAAACAAAGGTGATAATGCCATTTGTTTTTAATTTAAAGTTTAACGTTTATTTTTAATTCTAAGTTTTGAAGAATCAGCACCAGTAACAGCTTTGACTTTTAAACCATTAATAAATACATCGCCTGTTTGTGTTTGACGCGGCTCGTTGCTAATGTTTTTAGACTTAGCTGTTAATTCACGAACTGCATCTGCACGCCCCTGCTCATAAAAATGATTTATTACTCTGTCAGGATTGTTAGCTACATATAAAGCTTTATGATATCCGCTTAAATCTGACACTTCACCTTTGTCATTCAAGAACTTCTTGATAAAGTTACTTATATCTGATTGTTGATTTGCAACTGAAGAGTTATCTTTTAACCCGTATCTAAACTTTTTTTCGCCGAGGTTGAAATCAAAACCTTTGAAATCGTCGTTGAAATAAGTTTTTGTACGATTTTGAAAACTTTCAGTTCGCTGCTTTATAGTTTGCTGCTCTTCATTGTATCGATTGAAAAAGTCAACTGCTTTCTGTTGTTCTTGAGTTACGCCGGGTCTCAACTTGATCTCGTCGTAATATTTATCTTTCAGTCCCTCTAAAAAACCTTTGGCTTTTGCAACTTCTTCTTTATACGCAATTTTTTTCTTACGTATATCTTTTTCATCATCTACATCTTCATCCCATGTAAAATCTTCTAAAAGAATACTTACATCTTCAGAATCTAGATGAGGTTTGCTTTGACGGTAATATTCCCGCAAAAGTGTATTGTTATCTACATTAGAATAATCTGCGTTTAATCTTACATAATCTTCTAATGTTCCACCAGTCTCACTCATAAAGTCTACAACTTTTTGAATGTTTTCTGGTAATGGTTCTGCAGTATCTTGTGATTGCTGCACGGCGTCCTCAACTTGCTCTTGCAAGGTTTCAGTTTGCTCTTGAACCTCTTCTTCTGTTACTTCTTGTATTACAGGTGTATCTTCTACCGTTTCTTCGGGCTGCCGTACTTCTTCAACCACTTCTTCGCTACTTTGCGAGTCTCCGGATTCTTCGACAGGAGCATTGCTCTCATCTGTTGTATTGACTTGAACGGCATCTTCTTGTTCTTTTTTTTCGGTAAGATCTACCTTAATGGTATCACCTGTTTCTTTCGTTTCTTCCGCTTTTTTTGACAAATCTACTTTAATAGTTTTAGGTGTCTCAGAAAGCTTTTTCATTTTTCGGGTTTTAACTTTAAATTCACCCTCTTGCTTGACTGTTTCTGCCATGATAAAATATTATAAAATTAATAAAAATTACTTAGGGTCGAACTGACCTAAGTCAAAACCACCTAATACGTCAAACCCAGCGGATTCAAAGTTTTTTGGTAGTGTATCGTTTTTACGCTGATCAATTAATTCTGATTGTTGCGTTGCTTGTATTTTAGTGCGCTCATCTTTTCTATCTTCTTTATAAGCGTCTTTATTTTTTAAAGCCTCAGCTTGTGCTTCTGCTAATTGCTTATTAAATTGGAATTCAAGTTCCATTAAGCGCATTTTAATTTCAGCCTCTCGCTCAAGTTTTTGTATTTCAAACTGTGACTTACCTTGTTCTAATTGTAATTTACTTTCGGTAAGTGCTTGTTGTTTTTGCACTTCTGCCAAAGCGGCCGCTTCAGAAGCTTGTGCATTAGCTTGGCCCTGCGCCTGTATATTTTGTTGTTGAGCCGCTTGGTCAGCCTCTTGTTTCTTTTGCCTTTTAATACGTAAATATTTATTTGCTAAATCAATATTGTTTATATTTCGTATTTCAATAGCATCATCTAAATAAATAGAACCAGATTGCAAAGCTGCTTGTATATTACTTTCCAATGCTTGCTTTTCTTCTACATCAGGTTCGAGCTGCAAATAAATACCAAAGTCATGCAAATGCAAGTTAGATATTTCTTTTAATGTTTCTACATTAAAATCGTTTATGCTTTGTTCTAAGCTTTCTTCTGTTAATGCAAACTCAAATATATCTTTTGCTTTTAATGCAATATTTTCACACAACCTGAGCGTAATATATGAAGCTGATTGTAATATATGTCTTGTAGCTGTGTTGCTATTTGCTGCTGCAAGTTTTTGTAAACCAACTAATGCGTTTTTATCCGGTGTGCTACCATCTCTTGCTTCATTTAATCCCGTTACGTCCCTTATCATCTGTAGATAATATTGATACGTGCTAATAAGCGAAGCAATTTTACCTTGCCCGGAAGAAGTTTGTAGTTCTTGAATAGGCACTTTACCAGGATTCATATCACCATCTTGTGTGAATGACCTACCAACTATGCTACCAGTTTGGAAGTACATGTTTAATGCTTCAGCAGGATTATAATTAGTTCCGTTGCCTAAATCAACCTCAGCTAACCCGTCAACATCTACATAAACACCATCTGGCACCATACGAGACATTACCTGCTGCAGTTTTAAATGTGTAAGCTGAATCATATCTGCAAACCCAGTTATGCGGCTTACTAATGATTCAACCCTTCCTTTATACATTCTAGGCGCAACTAAAGTGTAATTCATTTCAACTTTAGGCGAATCAGCATATGGCCTAGTCATGTTTTCAGCCATCTTCCATGAAAGCATTTTTTCATGCCCCAATATTTTTGCCCCTGTATATAATACCTCAATTACTCTTTCAACTCTTTCAAAATTATCATTTGTTGGTGGATTAAAAGTATCAGGTTTTTCTAAAGCTTTTTGTAACCCTTGCTCGGTTTCTTTAATTTTAAATACTTGCTTTTCAAAAGTTTTGTATTCAAAGAACATAACACTAATTGTGTTATTATCATTTTGCCCATAATAATTTCTTATATAGTCATTATTGCCTGGGTACTTTTGTATTTCTGCTAAATCCTGAGGCGTTAAATACGGGAACAACTTTGCAATTTCACTTAATGAAATCTGCTTTACTTCGCCAATATAATATAAATCATCAAAGTTAGGGTCTTCTGTATATGAATATACAAGGTTAGCAGGATCTACATATTTAACACGTAACCCATTTGATTTATTATATTCTGTCTTAGCAGCACCAATGCCGCATACAACTAAATCATAAATAAATCTTTTTCTAACTTCGTCGTATTTATTTTTATCTAAAGAGTTATTGATAAGCTCTTCTAACGCTATTTCAACAGCTTCTTTATAGTTAAGCTGCATATACACCTCAAACTCATCTTGATCTTTAGGTAAATTTTCTGGATCTGGTACTGAAAAAAAGTTAATGCCTGTTTCTTGTGTTAGTTGTGTTAATGACTGACGATTAAACATATCAGACATAACTGTTTCAGCATATCTTGTTTTCTTTTGTTTTGCTATAGGGTCTTGCGCGTATGCTTTTATTTCATAATTACGCTGCGACATGCCATTCACAACAATGTCTACAAACTTAGGTATTACAGGAACAGGCTTCCAATCTAAATTAAGATAAGATAAATCACCGTTAATTGATAATTCATCTTTATATTTTTGTATCGACTGTTCACCACGAGCATATAGCCTACGTCTATGATACTCTTGAAAATTAGCAGTAAATCGATCACCACCACGGTTATTTCTAAACCACTCGCCTTCAATAGCTCTCGCTACTTGCAAACCATATTCTAATGATTGCTTTTCCTCATTAGGTACCACCTGATCGGGAAACGAGCTTT